AGCTCAATGCCATCATCACTCAGGCCCTCGATAACCCTATCTCTAACCTTAAGGTTTCCCACTGGCACCTGGGCAATCTTGGTGGGTGCTTCAGCCACAGCGGTAGCGGCACGGACAAGCCCAGTCTGCTCAAGCTCTTTCATTGCCCTGATTGCTCGTGCGTTACCAGCTTTGGCGAGAGCGCCAACCTTTGGTGCCATTGGCAGTATGGTCAACAATGCATCAGCCGGGTGCGTTCTCATTGTTGTGATGGGGGCCTCTGCAAGGCGGGTAAGGAATGCGGCACCACCACCAATCAGGGCTGGAGGAAGAGCCATTCCCTCTTTGAATGCCCTGGTCATGCCGTCAAGGGTTGATTCTGAGCCCTCATCTTTGAGGTCAGCAAGCTCAAGGAATAGGTCTATTGTGCCCTCTGACAGGTCTGCGACATTTGCACGCCAGTTGTCGTAGACGTCCTCGTTGAGCCTGTACTCAGACTCTTTCTTAAGCTGCTCTCTGCTCTGATTGAAAGCCTGCGTAAGCGCACTTCTGCGCTGAGTGCTGGACATGGGTTCATCGATAGACACGAACCCCCGGTTGTCAGCGAGGCGGTCATACGCCTCCATCCCCACACCAATCGGCACCATGGGCACACCGGCCACAACACCGGCCGCCTTAGCTACCGGCTCGGCAACACGCTGAAGCAGGCTCTCGCTTTCCTCGGGTGGCTTAAAGAGGGTCGGCCTGTCGTCAACGCCCATCTCAGCCACGCGCCGCCGCTCTTTCGGCTTGACGATTGCTGGTAGGCCGCCCTCAAGCACTCGCCTCTCTGCTGGTGTTGGCCGGCCTCCAGCATCCCAGGTCGCTGTCGCGCCCGCCCCTCTAAATGCTGGTGGTGCCTTTGGCACAAAATCGCTGAACTGTTGGCCCGCAACAGTGCCCTCAAATGCCGGTGCGTCTACCGGCCCTAGGGATTTAAGCTCTGAGATTTCTAAGGCTAGCTGCCCAGAGGAGACCTCATAGCCCAGCTTACTGCTGAGTCTCGACCTTGCCTGCTCTGGCGTTAGGCCCGCCTCCGTGTACATCCTTATGGCATCAAGACCGCTAGGCATTTTAGTCGTCCAAACCTAGCTCTTGGTCAATCGCATCAATGTCAGCACGGTTCGCCATCTGCTCCCTAGCCGCCTTTTCGCGAGCAGTTTGAAACTTTATAATGTCATCGTTGCCCTGAATTTTGCCAACAAGCCTATAGATGGGAAGGAGTCTCTTCGTCTCGTTATTATCCAACTTTTTAAGCGCGGTGAAGCCACCCTTGCCGTTAGGCTTTATCAGCTTGGCTATCCTCGGATCTTTGAGAGCCGTCTCAAGCTCTTTCTCATTTTCAATCTTCTTAGCCTCTTCTGCTGCTATCTTTTTGCTTGCATCAAGGGCGGTGCTCTTGCCTAGCATCTGCTCCTGGCTTGTCGCTGGTGTAGCTCTGGTCTTCTTGTTGAGCCGTGTCTGTCTACCCTTTTCCTGAGCAACCCTTAGCTGGTCTTTCGTCTTTTTGTCTTGGAAGTCGTTTTTGAGTTCAAACTGGTGCTCCCATCTGGCTGCCGCCCGCGCCTCCGCGTCCACCTTTCTCGCCACTGCCGCAGCCGCCTCCTCCTCCTTGTTCAGTGCGCGTTCGTCGAGCATGGCAATATCGTGCTCTCTTCGTCTCTGCGCCTCCGCCTCCTTCGCCTTCTGAAGTACGAGGGCGGTTGCAGCCCTAAGCTCTGCGCCGGTGCCCCTCCTGGCGAGGGGTGACTTGTTGAGGTTTGTCAGGAACGCCTTGTTGACTGCGTCCATGCGGGCACCCATGCCGAAGCCCAGCCTCTCGAAGAAGCCTCTTGGACCGCTAGCCTCTACGAGCTTGTCGTACATGGCTATTACTTCGTCGGCAGAGGTTGCAGCCTTTGGTGCTTCGACTGCGAGTTCCTTGATTGTGTCGTTGGCCACAGCCTGAGCCTGGGGGCTTCCTGGCTCCACTGCTGGTTCGACACCGACAGACCCGAGTATATTGGACGCTAACTGCTCCCCGGCACCAATCTCCGCGAGGGCCTGCCGCTCCTGCTCCGCTGGGGCAATCGTCGGTATAGGCGTGTACGGCTCCGGCACCCCATAGTCCAGGTCTAATCCTAGCCTCGATGGGGGAGCCTGCCCGTAGTCCAGCCCCATCTTACCCGGGGGCAAGAAGAGCCCCTCCCGAACGGCGTTCGGGTCTTCTGATGCGAGCGATAAAACCGGGGCAGTCGGCGGTGTCAGTGGTCGGGGGGTAGGGGATGCCTGAGAGGAAGCAACCCCTGCCGCCGGCTGCCCTGGAGAGATGTAGTCCTCTATCGCCGCATCAACGACTCGTCTGGCCGCACTGGGGGGCGCGTCGGCGCCAGCCATTCTGGCCCTGATGATTGCGTGCATTTGCTCCTTGGTCATAGTGGGGTCGTCGGGGATAAGCCTCTCCCCAATCTGAGCCGCAGTCAGGCCGAGCTTAAGCCACTGGTTAATCTCAGACGCAGTGTCGCGTCTGCTCATGGCGCTTGGCGTGTGCCTCGCAATACGTCGTCTGAGAATACGTGCCATTAGAAAATCCCTGCGTTCTTCTCGCGCTTAATCCGGTCCCAAATCATCTGCCTGACAATGGGGTCTGCCACATGCTTCAGCTTCTCGCGGTAGTATCTGACCCTGTCCATGTTCGCGCCGACCAGGTCAGCCTCTGGCTGCCCAGCCACGATGGCGTCGAACTGCTCCTCTGCGTTGCGCTGAACGTCTTGCAACTCTGCAACTTCGAGAGCCTGTGTCGCCTCGACGTCAGCCGCAGCCATCTTGGCAGCCTGGATTCGGGCATCGTTTTGAGCCTGCTGTGCAGACACCATCCTCTCCGTGTCTCGGCCAGCCTGCCCGAGGGCCGCGAGTGTGCCTCCACCCGCAGCCCTCCGTCCGGCTGCTTGGAACTGGCTGGCAAGCGCCCTCGCAGCCTGTGCCCGAAGTTCAGCAAGGCTCTTGTCGCTCGCCTCCTGAGCCAGAGTGACACCCTGTTGCGCTAGCTCAATCTGAGAAAGCTTCGCCGCCGCAGCACGGGCGCGAGCGTCCTCGAATTGCTGGCGAGAAGCCGTGGCTGCCTCTGTCGGGGCTTGCTGCTTGCGAGCCTTTTCCAGAGGCGCCCTCGTTGCGCCACCTGTGGCTGCGCGTATCCAGCGATTTGCAAAATCAACTATCGCCATTGCCCTACTCCTGATTCGCTGTTACCAGCGTAGTCTTTCCGATTAGATAAACCCAGTTGCCGTAATGTGGAACGATAACCTCGCCAGAGGCAAGCGTGCCAAGCCCCACCGTGTCTTGGATGCCCCATCGAACCTCGATGAAGCTCTCCTGGCCGTCCGTGCTTGGCGGAACGCCGGGGGCCACCACCCCGCCGACGGCACCCACGTTAACCCTGGATATGGTCCCCGCCCCCGGCAAGGCGCCGGCCCTAGCCTGCCCAATAAAGAACGGCTTGCCCTGCTGCCCGTAGTTCTGACTGACCTCGCCAGTTATCTCAACCAGCGGAATGCTCACAATCTCCCAGAAGTCAGACAGGGTGTCGTTGAGAGTGACGTGGCACGTATCTATCTCAGGTCCGACGCCCGAATCGTATGGGCTCCATGTGTTATAGGCGACCTGCTGGTATGTGTGAAGGTCAGAGCGAAGCCCTGAGCCTATCCCGACGCCCACATGATGTTTGAATGTGGTCGAGCCGCCGCCAGGGCTGTGGGGAAAGTTGTTGTCATCGCCATAGTTGGCACAGGCGATCACATGGTGGACGGTGAAGTTGTTCGATATCGGGATGACCCTTCTATCCACCGTCATTGCCGAGTAGGCAGGGCCGCTCCCGGCGTAGGGAAGGGTGCCCGCTGTCGAGTCGGTGATGTCGCCGTTCCTGTTGCCCCACATGGGGACCGCTATGACCTTGTAGGCCGACCCATCCGTCAGGTTCTCGTCGGCGGGTAGTTCAGAGTGGATGTTGTAACCACCCCTGAGTTTGTCCCTGAATATCTTGTCGACCTTTCCAAGGGCGGTCTGGACGCCGTCGTATGTGTCTGCCGGGGTTGCAGCGTCTGCCTTTATCAGGTCGCCTCCCACCGGGGATGTCACTGTAATCGGCGTCGTCTGCACGGCACCATTGTGAATAGATGGAATGTTCTGAACGTACTTGCCGCCCGACGGGTCATGAACGTCACGGGGCACCACTTTGGTGCTCAGTTTCATCCAGATGTTAAGGTTGGGCAGCGCAAAGAGGTCGTTGCCCATTAAGCTCGTCGCAAGATCGGGTGCAACCACCCTCAGAATATACGTCCTCATCGGGCTAAGCTCTGAGCTAATCTCGGAGAACGTGTGCGGGTTCAGCCCGGCCTCCCAGGCTGTTGCTGGAATTGTGTTGGACCAGACTGTGGTGTACCTGGACTGATTGGTCCCCGTGTACCCCCTCCCCTTCTGCTCGGTCTCAAGAATTGAGACATCTAGGCCATAGTTGCCAAGACCCCCGAAGACGAGCTTGTCAAAATCAATCGCGTTGGTCGCCCCAACCCCCGCCAGCTCGTCGCGCGAGTCGAAATAGAACCCAACGTCCTCAATCTTGAAGACAACGGTCTCTTGGCCAGAGTAGTAGTTTGTCCATATGGGGTCGTCCTGGTACGCAGGGAGAACGAACGGTATGGATGTCGCCAAGCGGTTGGCGTCGAAGTTTGGGACGGACAGGTGAATGGTAAATGGGGCGTCTGGTGCCCCCATCTGGTCGGCCACCACCCCGTCGGATGTTCCGGCCTTGTCGGTGAGGTTATCGAGGGCAGCCGTGACCGCCCAGTAGATGTGTCCTACCTGTAGCTTTACGCCCCGCGCCAGCCTGTTAAAGGTGTGCTTCATCAGACAATCTCTTCAAGATAATGGACGGTCATGCCCGGGATGATCGTTTGATAGGGCCGTGCAGACCACCCGCCAACGCTCTGCGGTATCACAGCCTGGTATAGCACCCTTGCGCCCGCAGGTATCGAAACGCCGAGGTTCCTGAACGAGACGACATTGCCGCTAAGCCTCTCTGGGTGGACGGGGAGCATGTTTGCGGTGGGGACTGCCGCTGCCGTGCGCCTGAATCTCCACGCATCGTCTGAGATAAGGTGCTTTACGGCCTCAAAGCTATTCAGGTGCCTGTCCTGGCCCTCTCCGTCGGCGTTGACGCTAATCAGCAGATGCATGGCGTTGTCGGTCAAGGCGTTAATAAACACGGAGTCTGTTACCGCGTTGAAGTGAAGCTCGTTGACTATGCATGGCGAGACGTGATGAACACCGCTAGACCATGCGAACTGGTCACCCGTGGCGGGGGAGGCGATGTTCCCGTTGTAGCAACCCTTGATTCTGACCGGGTTGACAACCTTGTCTAGGCCACCAGCGACAACCCAGTTCGTAGAGTTGTATAGCGGACCCCATGGATATATGACGTCAGACGCCCCGCCGCCTATGCTGGGAGGCATGAATCCCAGGTGAATTGTCTGCTCTGCATATCGGGGTAAGATGTCGCCACGGGGAATCGCGTTGATGCGCCCTTCGACTGTATCGAGGGCGCGTTGAATCCTAGACCCATCGACAGTTGTACTGTCGCTGAACTGTTCTCTAATGATGCGATTAGACTTCATGAATCACACCTCCCCAAACAGGGTGGCGTTTAAGTGGGGCCACCCTGTCTCATTGACGCCAGACACAACGGTGACGCTGGCGGGAGGGTTCGCCCCGTCATTGACCACCGCATTCGACGCCCCCTGCATCACGCCGTCGTCCCCCTCTGACCGGAACCTGCACCCGAGAAAGGTGGCTTTAGAGCCTGCGGCAACGGTAACAAAGGCTGTCGTTAGGTTCGTGCCGGCGTCTCGAATGAAGGTGCAGCCTCTGAACATCGCAGGCATTGTGCCCGTAACCTCGACGAGGACGTCTTCACCCTTGAATGTGACCCCCTCAATCGTAGCCCCGTCCGTAATCTTGACCAGACTGCTGAACTGGGCGCCCTGAACTGCCTTGATTTCGGTGTGCGGGGAGTCAGATGTGTGCCCCTTGAAGCCCCCCTCTATCAGAATGGTCTCGTCACGCTTCAGGCTGTGCCTGATGGAGTTCTCCTGAACCGTTAATCGGTGGTATCCGTCAACAATCCCCTCGTTTCGGAGGCCCGTGAGAGTCTGCTTTGAGGGTCTGAGTAGTCTGAACATGGCTACCTGCCCCTCCTTCGGGCGCCGCCGATGACCTTGTATGTCATCTTCGCCGCGTGGAGCCTGATGGCTTCAGCCTTGTCCAATATGAAGCCGAAGAGGATGACGCCAATGCTGCCGCCTCTGGCACTGGTGCTCATTGCTATGGAGTCGACCTGCTCGTTGTCTATGAGGAGGTTTCCAGTGGCGGCGACACCTGGATCACCATATGTGGCAACACCAAACACCTTATCCACCATCGTCCCAACGGAATCCTGAATCCTGGTGCGTATTGAGGTCTTCTCTGGGATCGTAGAAAGGCCGTCTGTGCCATCAACTACCTGGCTGTTATAGATTCCGTTGTCTGAGCCGAACGCGGCGTTATAGAGGCCGTATGGATAGGGCGTTGTCCCTGTCACGGCCTTTCCGTGTGACGTTATCCTCGTGTAAAGCCCTCGTGTCCTAACCTGGTCGCTGTTGTCAGAGCGCATCGTTGGGGCTTTGTAGAGGTAGTTCACGGGTTGGCCGAGACCGTAGACGGCGGGTTCTGGTGCGTAGCTCAGGTCGTTTGTGAACACGTTGGCATTGTATGGGGTGGGCGCGTTCCCGTCGTCAATCTCGGCCACGTAGCCAGAGGCCGCGATGTGTAACCACCCGAATGTATTGGTTCCGGTTACGTTGGCGACGGTCGGCTTGAATTTCACGTATACCAGCGGGTTTTTGTGGCGAAGATTTAACTGCTGCCGCGCAATCCCTATCGCCGCCCACTCAAGCATGATGCTGTCACCCGCAGCATCCGGCACCCCCCCGGCGTGGTCCCACCTGTTCGCAGAGAGCATTGATGGATATGCGTACCGCTCATGAGGGATGGAGTAGTCCAACGTGGTCCCCCCAGACAGGACCGGCTCCCAGTATGTGGTATTGAAGCCAAGCTCAAACTTCCACCCCTGCGCCGGAAGTGCCCCGGCGACATTCGGGGGGATACCCGACAGCAGGAACACGTACTCGTTATCCGCGTTAATTTCGGTGAGTTCAAAGTGGAACGCCGTGTCGCTGGTGATCTCCTCACGGAGCCAGGAGACATGGTTTCTGATGATAACACTCTTCTCATTTTGAAAGCTGTCATCAGTCCCGCCGCCGCGACCAAGCTCATAAATGCTGTATGGGCTGATGGTCAGGGGTTGAGTCTGCCCCGCATACTCTGTCGGGTTGTCCAGAGAGACTACATACGTCTCACCGAGCAGAGACAGGGCCTGCGCCTGGTTGACCGGGGTCGTCGCCACCACCTTGGACGGGGTCGGGCTGTAAAAATAGTTCTCAAAGTCCCACAACAGCCAAGTCTCGTTCGAGAAAACCCAGACCTTGCTGTCAAACGAGCAGTATATCTCGTCGAAATGCTCGTTATAGCCGATATGCGGGGTTGCTGGCGGTGCGCTGAAGCTCTCAGGCTGCTGTAGTGCCAGGTTTGTAAGCCCAGCCTGCGTGGCGTAGTTGGAAAAGGGGTCTGAGACGCCCGTCGTCCAGTACTCCTGAATCGGATCTGACAGTGTGGCGTATTCAAAATTACCTGAAACCGTATGAACGCCCCGACTTGAGACCCAGACCGGGACACCCTTGACGAGCATCAGTGCCGTCGGGGCCATACAGCCGACCTCTGAAGAGAGTTTTGTTAGGAGCCCGCCGGAAAGAAGACCTGACTGAGTGAGGGCCGGCTGTATCACCCACGTCTCAGTGTCAGAGAAGACGTAAACCAGTTGTCCGTTCGAGGCCAGTCCGGTGATATCAGACAGGACGGGGATGATGTCAGAGTTGCTGGCCTTGATGTTGTTGGGCAGAAAGGCGTCAGAGTAGAAGATGGTGTTGCCAGAGGCGTAAACCAGTGAACCCTGGTGCTCGCACATGGCAGAAACGCCGGCCAGGTCGCTGTTTGTGACGTAGTTAAAGGCTTCGGTGTTTAGGCCATCAGAGAAAACCACCGGGGTAACCGAGCTTACCTCGCCCCTCGCTGGAGACCAGTCGTAGTAGTCCGCACCCTGAAGCTGGGCGTTACGCTCAACAACCAGAGAGGGCCTGTAGACGTAGACCCCGATGTCATTGTTAGAAAAGTAGAGGTTCCCGGCCAACTCCTGGAAGGCTACAGGCTGGGCGCCAGACATCGTCCAATTCGCCGCCGCCTTATCAGCCGCCGTCTCGTAGCAAGCCTTCAGAACTCTCGTCTCATGGAACGAGCGACCACCGTCCCCGGTGACCTTGTGAAGAACGTGCTCAACGCGCACATTATCGTTAACATCGAAGACCGAGACAGAGTAGACTGCCGCGTATGTACCAACCTCTCGGCTCTCACCTGTGAACAAATCCGCTGATAACACTGTAATTATCTGGGTGTGGCCGAACGCCGTCTTCAGCGCGTAGCTTCCCAGGTGCTTCTTATATCCTAGAGGTGAAGACGATGACCCATTGATGGACATCGTCGAATCGCCCCTATAAAGAAGCCCGAACCCGGGCCTGACCGCCCAGGAGCCCTGGCGGTTCTCCATATTACGAACAAAGCTACCGTCATTCGCGGGGTCTAGGGACACCGTTGGACTTAGAATGTCCAGTTGTTGCTTTGGTGTCGCCACAGAACTACTCCTGTACCCAACTCGCCCCTCGTGGAACCCTCGTGCTCGCCAAGAAAGCCTTCATCTCCTGGGTAAACGACGCCGTCTTGGCTTCGAGTTGCTCATTCACCCCGTTGTCTATGACGCTGTAATGCTTCGCGGCAAACATGGCGATGAGAGGGTGGAACTGCGGGAAGTTGTCCACAAATTGGCCGGCAGCAGAGAAGTCGACATCAGACTCTTTGAGGTAATTGACCCGAATCGTGCCCGTCTGGTCTGTGGCAAAGCGGAGCGTTGAGGCCCTGAGCCATGCGATAGGCGTTGCCAGGATTGGATACGGGTAGTCCGTAATCTCTCGATTATCTACCACCAGGTCGTAATAGTACGACACATCCCCCGCTGACATCATCGCCACAGAGTGGAGTTTGAGCATCGTCCGCGTTGAGGTGGTGACAGAGTTGCTCAACAAGACAGAGCCACCATCATCAGGGACGAGCGTACTCAAGTCGATGGTCCGCACCCCGGCGAGGGTATAATCAACAGACGACACCATGTCGAGGGGCGTCTCCTCGAACGCGATGGTTCTGAACTCGTTGTGGCCCAGGGTGAGGAAAAGGGCCTTGTCTGCGGCGTTGACGAAGGTGTTGTCGCTCTCGTCGATAACCATCTCGAAGTAGCGCATTAGCTCAGTAGTATTCACGGTATCTCCCCCGCAGCCTCTGCGTTCTCTTCAAGGATAGCCTGGGGGTCAAACCCTGCGTTAGAGGGTATGCGCCTGGCTGACGACGGCTCAGGAGCGGGGCGCGGATAGACAACCGGCTTTCCCTCAAGGCCCTGAAGGGCTGCATCATCGAGGGGGACCAGCAGGGCGTTGAGTATCGAGGCGATGACGTCCTGCGTCTCTTCGGGAAGGTCGTAGTAATCACCGCTCTTGATGAAGCTGCTGAACACGCTCTTGAATGCGTCGATGTCGTCGTTAGCCATGATTTCAATCTCGAACCCGGCGATGACCGCTGCCAGTGCCTCACGAGCATGAGACATGGTGGCAGCTTTCTCCAGCCGGTAGCCGGTCCCTGTCTTGAAAGACAGTTCCCGCATGGCGGTTTCTTTATCGATTAACTGAAGCTGGAAAAGCTCAACAACCTGAGCGTCTCTGGTCTGCTTCGTGTCCTGGAACATCGAAGATGAGTTGATGAAGACGTCGGGGTCATCAACGATGTTTGAGCTTTTGAGTTCCTTGAAGACCGCCTTGCCGTAAGTATCGAACATTGCAACCATTTTGCCCTCGGTGTAGTGCTGCTTCATAAGCTGCAAGACCTTTCCGAAGGTGTGCGCGGTTGTGGATTCGATGCTCGCCTGGGTCAACTGAAGCTGGCCTGTATCCTGTGCGGCGAGGGCCTCGATGGCTTTCCCAGAGGTGACGCCAACGGTCCTCTTCCCCATTGAGATGTTGTGAATTCCGGCAACGTCTTGGATCTCAGACTGTAGGCGTTGAATGTTGTCGAAGACATATGAGGGCAGCGGCGCCGCAGGTAGCTGCTGGGGCGTTCCACCGGCAGGGTTGTAGTAAATCTTCTCCCCAGCCTTTCCTCTGATGCTGTCTGCGCTCACCCCGGCGGTCTTAGGAATGAGCCACTTCGGGTTAGACATCAACTCCACGTTCTTGAGAACCTGGGTCCTTGCCTGGTTATAGAGGTTTTGAAGCTCTAGGCAGGGTTCGATGAGGCCAATGCCCCAGAACTCTCGTGGAAGCTTGGTGTACCTGCTGATGCAGACGGGGTGGCTACCGTCCCATTCGCCCTCGTAGAGGGCTTTCCCGTCGAACATGATGAGGTGTCTGCCGTCGTCAACATAAACCTCGAATATCTCACACCTGTCAGCAAGGGTCTCATTGGCCGGCTTGTCGTCAGGCTTAACGGGGGTGTAGTCCTCAATCCGAGACTTCTGGTTGGGATACGCCTCTTCGAGAACCTCTTTCTGCACGAAGCTACGAACAGCGACGAAGCGGGACTCTTCAAGATTGGTGGCCCCAACCTCGACAAAGAGGTCGTATGGAGAGACGTTCTTCGTCGTAACCCGGTCCTGGTCGGCATCGTAGTAGGTATGAAGGGCCGCAGTGCCGAACTGAACGAGGCTCAAGATATGCTCGTTCAGAGTGTCTTTCATGTTGTCGTTATGAAAGTTGTACTGAATTGCCTCTTCGCTCAACTCTGCCTTAGCGATGTCTTCGCTCGAAGGTGAGGCCGGGAGGACGCCCACTGAGGGGTAGATAATCTGAAGCTTGGCAACGACGGTGCGCTGAATGCCTAGAAGCCTGTTGATGACAACGCGGTTGTCGGTGCGCTGACGCCTGATGAACTGGTTAATCTTCCGGTCAAAGCTCAGGGATTGCTTACCAGCCACGTACCTGGAGATAAGGTCCCAGGTCCTGACAACGGGTTCGCGCTCTTTCTTGGAGTCGGCGACAAGTCTTGCGAGGTCTCTAATTTCCATCATATGAGATTACCGCTGTCGTCATAGTCCCAGCTAACGCCATCCGAGTAACCCCCGAGAACTCTCTTAATAATCTCTGCCGACTTCTTGTCTGTGGCGAGGCCGGCCAGACCCGCTGCGCCCCGCCCCATTCGGGCGACGTCCCCATCGGCCAGAGCATCTATCGAACTGCCAATGCCTCCACCAAGGGCCGCACCCCCGGCGATGGCACTAAGTCCTCCCGTCGGGATGGCCAGGGCGCCCCCAGCGACAGTCCCCAGAAGTGGCAACCAGTCCGTCCAGCTAGACTCGTTCTTATCTGCTAACTCTTTGGCGGCTTGTTGTCTGGCAACAGACGTTGTTCTGCGTCCATATTTCATTCGGCCACCTCAGTTAAGGTCTAGCAAGTCTGTAACGGACTCAATTGGCGTGACTCCGATGTTCGCCTTTTCCTGCTGATAATCATGCCATACGCGCCATAACAGGAGAGACTGGTTGACGAATGCGGGCAGCATTAGAAACGCAATCAAGCCAAGGTATGGCGCGTATGACATGGGTCCTCCGTGTAAGAGAGGCCCCCGGAGGGGCCTCTCTATGGGGGTCACGGTCAGCTAATGTTGAGACCAGCAATCACCGCCTGGGCGTTGGGTCGAGTACAGGCAGTATTATAGTA